ACCTGTGGGACATCGATTCCAAAAAAGCTTTTAACTCCCTTTGGTAAGAAATTAAACATACCTGACATCTTGCCCGATATTTTGGCGATCGAACCATCGAATAATTCATTTAAATAAACCCAGAAACCTTTGAAGTATTCCTTAACTGTGTCCCAATTTTTAATAAGTTTGTAGGCTCCAAATCCTAAAGCAGCAACCGCAGTTATAACTAAACCAATTGGGTTTGCTACCATGATTCCCCAAACTACTCCAAGCGCTGTGCCCAGCGCTGGCAAAATTACGCCAGCCAAGGGAATCAAAACACTTTGCGCTAGAAACGTCAAAGCTACGCCAACCGCGGGGAGTATGCTAACTGCAAGCCCACCAAGACTTGCGGCTAGACCAGCTAGCGGAATCAAAAGCGGACCTGCTATGAAGGTGCCGACAGCAACCATTGAAAGTTTTAAAAGCCCAAACTTTTTAATTAATTCTTTTCCAAATTCGATAACAGGTTTTAGTGATTTTTTGAGTTCCCCGAATTCGGCTTTCAACATCTCTATATTTTTCGGCAAGTCTTTTGCGAACTCTTGAGCAAACTTTGTAATTTCAGGACGCATTTCAATAATAAAATTCCCAAATTTGTCTGCCAAATCCTCAAGGGCTGGTAGCAAAGGGCCGATCGCGGAATTAAGAAGACCTTCAAAACCCTTTACTATTCTGCCGATAGCATCGCCGAGTTTTTCGGAGTTAGCGGCTTGAGTGGCCGTCATAATCCCGTATTTTTGCGCTTCTTTTCTTAAAGAAGCTATACCTTCGGCTCCGCCATTAGTTAGGTTTATAAATTTCTGCCCAGTTTTGCCAAATGCAGCTGTTGCGATAACAGCCTTTTTTGCGGGGTCTTTAACGTTCGACATGGCAGTAGTAACTATATTAAATGCGTCTTCTGTGCTTTTTGCACCCTTGAGCATTTCAAGAAATTGAGGAGCGACTTTTCCAAACGCTGAGACTAGCGGACCAGCTCCGAGTTTTAGTTCTCCAAATGATTTATTCAATTTTAAAAGTGAATTGTCAAAGTCTTCGGAGGAAACGCCGGAAGCTTCGGCGGCATATCTGAGCTCTTGAAACCCCTCAACGGTTAGCCCGGTTCGTTCTGACATCTTTTTGAAATTGTCGCCTGCCGAGATTGAATGCTTGACTAGAGCTCCAAGACCAACAGCCGCGCCAGCGACAACCGCGCCTAAACGAAGGAACGAAGCCCTGGCACCGTTCGCAACGTTTCCAAAGCTAGAGCCTACTTGCCCTAAGCTCTTTTTGATGCCTTCAAAATTTAATCGCTGTCCTAAAACAGACATTTTTAATTTTAATTTTGTAGCAGCGTTAGACAACGCTCCGAATCGATCCTGTATTCTCTTGAACTTCGAGGAGACGCCGTCGAAGGCTTTCAATACTAAATTTACGGGAAAGTTAGCCATTGGTCCCCTTCTGTTTATTCCTCAGCTTGGTCAAGCCAGAAAACTAGATCGTATTGGTCAAGTTCCCATAACTCGCTGGGCTGAAAGTGAAACACCTTAGCCAAGTGTGCTATTAACTTTGGCCAGTTTTCTGGGAATCCGGAAAAAAACTAGCGATCATTTCAGAAATGGACATAAAATCGTCCATCTCTAATTCGTCAAAAAATGAAGACGTTAGCCCTGAATCATTGAGTCGACCACAAAGTAAAACAATTTCAGATGAATTTATTTTGCTCATGTCGATATTTTTTAAATGCTTAACTTTTGGAGTTAAGAATTTAACCTCACTAACTTCCTTGTCACCATGCCTATAGGTCCGATTGAGTTTCAATACTTTCATAGTAAAGCCTTTAAAAATCCGCCCGAAGGCGGGGATCTAAACCTAAGCAGCAATTTCGGTGCCTTTAGTGCCTTCAAACCGAACTTGGATTTCTCCCTCTTCGGTCGTCACGTCACCGTCAGAAGCTTCCACGGCCTCCTCTATAGAAATTGTTTTGCCGTTGGCCAGCCGAAGCACAGCTGTGACATTAATTAGTTTGCGAAGATCGCTAACAGAAATATCAGCGGTATCTGTGATCGAGCCCTCAATAAAAGGAACCTGAGGAGTTTCTTTATAGCCGTGTACTCCGTCCATTCCGACAATCATTTCTTTTTTAGGAATTCCAAGATTGTAAGTAAACGATCCCTTAACCAAGTATTGGTTACCGTCAACTTTCAACTCCAAAATTCCTCCGATGCGTCTCGATGCCATTTTTTAAATCCTTTCGATTAGAGTAAGAATTGAATTTGTGCAGCAACGTTTAATAACTGGTTCACTAAATCAGGTGGTAACAAGCAATCTATGCGATTCGGATTTGAAGCGTTCCGTTCGATAACAAGATCTCGCGTAAACTGGTCAACGCCTTCGACTAATCCGGCGCGTTCCCATTCTCCAAAAAGAGAAATTGCCTCTGCCTTCGCGATCGATGGCGTAATGACTGGCTGACCAGGTCCGAACCGGGTTCCATCGTTTGCAAGTTTGTGACGTGGGAATTTAGACGCCATGCGATTACGGAATGAATATCGAAGATAAGAGAGAGTAAAAAGCGTGGTTGCATCAAGGTATGAAGTGTCCGGTTGTGATGCCGCGTTCACCTGATAACTTGTAATCAATCGCTCAATTTGTGGAATGCCGATAACGATTTTCGTTGACGCGATGCCGTCAGTCAAAAGTGTGTTTCGTTCCGACATAATGAATTCGTCTGATTTATTGGGCGCTAGAATACCAACCAAAGGTAGTGTGGTGAACGGTCGCGCGGGGTCAATTTGTGCAGACTTAGCAGCTTGCCCACCGGTCGCCGATGACCATTCCCATGAAGGGTTTGGCGCGGCTTTACAAGGCCCTAAAATACAGGAATGAGAATTATTTCTAGCGTTGCCATATGACGACAAGGTTCCAAGTGACCCAAGCTTGGTTGTAAATGAAACCGAATCAATCGCTTTCATCGGTCCAAACCGTGAATCTAACTCGGTTTCCAATTTCGTCATGTTCGAAGTGTCATTCCAAGGGTTAATAACGACGTTGTACTGCTCTTCAGGCAATGCCGCAAAAATAGTATTAGTGTCCGGGTCACCGGCACCAGACGCCATAGCAGTTAGCGTAATTGCTAGGCCAGCGGGGGTAAGATCTTCCGCGAAATAGTTTAAACGAATATCAATTTGATTTCCCATCGTGCCCTTGTGGCGCGCTGAAATATCAACCTCGAAAAGGTTTGAACCGTTAACTGCAGCGGTAACTTGAGCATCGGTATCAGCGTTAATAGCGGCAGCTAGCGCCGTTGCTACAGCTGTAGCGACATCGCCGGAAGTAACGGATGTCTCAATTTTCTTACCAGCAAAGTAAATCGACAATACGCCGTCAGCTGTCGCTGGACCAACTATTGAAACCTTTCCGGTAGCGATAACGCCGGCGGCATTGTCGACAATCGGAACTACTTGAAGCGTCGTAACGAGGTCATTCTGCAAATACCGTTTAACCATCCACTGCAGCATAGAACCAGCACCGAATAGAGTTCTTGCCTGCGCTTCGCTTGTAACCGTCACAACAGCTAGCGCTGTTGCCGTTCCTGTCGAGCGTTTTTGTCCCATGATTAAAGTCTGGAAGGGCTGAATCGCTGGGCCCTGTTGTGCTTTCGAGTTGTCAAACTCAACTGCAACGAAAGGCACACGAATATCTGTAATGTTATTGAATCCGACGCTCATTTGTCATCTCCTTGTCCTGAAGTTTGTTGATCTTCGATTAATAAAACGTCACCATCTAAAAGGCGACGTCTCCAATAGCTGCTCATTCGAACCCTACGGCCACTGGCCGGAAGTTCAACCAGCGTTAGGGGATCTCTAACCTTCATTCCTTCCGCTGGCTTTAAAAAACTAATACCTTCCATTTAAAATCTCCTTTTAAATTTGCGGAACGTCGATCGTATCTTTAGCACGATCTGCTAAAGCCTGATCTGGTTCTGAATTGTTGTGTCCTACTTGATATTGAGCGTCAGCACCTACAAAGTCGTTGATGTTTCCCTGTAGGAAACGGCTACGAGGTTCATAATCATTATAAAGAACCGTAAAAACCATAACGGCGGAGTGCATAGGTTTTTCCTGTTGCTCGCCTTGAAAATCGAAGTCCACACGAGATAAATATATGTCGTCACATTTACCATTCAAGGAATCGTCTGAACTGAGGTAATCTTCGACTTTTTCGCACAAGTCATCGAGCCTGTCGGCAGCTACGTCGTCTTTTTGATCTTGCAAAACTACTTCGACAATTAATTCTAAAGATTTTTTTAGAAGTCTAGGAGCACTGGAAAATTCCCCGGCTACTTCGTCGGCTCGTGTGTATACCGAAATTGCTGGCAGTAATTTTGATTCATATGGGATAGATCGATTCGCCAAAATATTCGCTGCAATGACAATATTTGCGCGTTTAAGAACCGAAACAACTTCGTTTCGTATGTCTTTACGTTTCTTGCTCATTTTGTTTTGTCAACCAAAGGAGAACCCCACCTTGTCCATCTTCTTGAATCTCACTAACGAAAAAATAGTCGCCTTCAACCCTAACTGTGTCGCCCTGCAAAGGTTCGGCTGGTATATCAATCAATTTACAGCCAATGTGGGGACGATTAACGCTTACCACTTGTTCTGTGTTCGGCAATATTTGCGTAAACTCAGTATCAAAAACAGCTTTTAGACGAAACCTACCACCCGATAGAGGGCGATATTCCACAATCTGCCCAAAAGTTGGGATTGCGACATTCAAAAGCCCATCGACTAGTCTATTGAAATAGTGCTTACCCATTACTTCCTAAAATAAAACACGCGGCTTTAAAAATCACCGCGTGTTTTTTCTAACTATACAGCTGTAACGTCAGAACCGTTCAACTTAACTAGAACCGTCGCCGAAGGGTTACCAGCTGATTTAACTGCATAGCCGATTTTAAAATAACCTGCGGAGGTTTCTTTACAAAGTTTTGTGGCGTCATCCCAAAAAACCTTCTCGCCTTCGCTGAAGACAACGGTTGAGGTTTTTGGCAATGAAACAATGCCTTCAACAACAGCCGAATAAACTTCCGTTTCCGCTGCTGTAACCTGAGCGACAGCGAACAATGCAACGTGAATGTAGCCATTGCCAGAAACCACTCCGCCTGAGGGAGCGATAAGTTCGACTACATCTCCACCTGAAATAAAATTCTTCATTATAAATTACCTTTCTATAAATTATTTAGTTAAGCGCCATCATTTTTGTTCAATCCACGATAGTCAATAGCTTTGGCTCCGATGTCTAATCGACATTTAATTTTCATTCCTTCGTAATCAAACATCTCGTCAGACTCAATAACCGGGCCTTCCTGTCCTTGCAGACGAGCTAGCTCGAGAATATCAACTTGGCTTGTATCTGCTGTTAAGAGCCATGCGTTAACGTCGTAACCAGTCAATGCAGAGTCCGACAAACGCGGCTCAACTGCGACTTGAAGCTTACCGGCAAAGGGGTTGTTGGTTGTAAAAGCTTCGGGAACGATATTTGCAGAAACGAATTGCTGTGCAACGGTTTCAAGTTCAGGAGGAACGAAAAGCCAAGTAGGATTAAGAGTAATCCTTGCTCCGTTTACTCCGACTTGTTTACGCATAGCAGCACGCGCAGCACCGACAGATGCAAGAGCAATTGCTGCGGCTCCGCCGGAATTTAGGTTTGCATGGGTAGCATGAAATAATGCAACGGTATCTGATAACGCTGCGTTTGCCATAATAACAGCCCAAACGAGATCGCTTTCTTTTTCAGCTGCGCGACGCCCGAACATTTCAGGTACTCGCGTCAAAGCGTCAAGATCATCGTTTACAAGCATCTGACGAGAAAAACGAATCATTTTGGCGTAGGTAGCGATTGAATATTTTTCTGCGGCTTCGCCCATGAGACCGGCTTTAATGTCGGCACCTTCAGGCAACAATTCTAGTTCTGGCGCGTCACCTAATGCAACTCGGCTAACTTGTTTAAAGTCTGGCACAGTGACTTCGCGAACGATTGGCGCAAAAACTTTTGGTGCGGCTTGGTAAGCGCTTTGAAGTGATTTTGTAGCAAGGTTTTCAAGTAACAAAGTAAAATCACTTGAAGTGTGTCCCACACCGCGGATTCTCAAATCAAAGGTTTTGCGTACAATCTCGTCCTTCGACATCTGAATCGTTTTGATTCCCTGTGCTTCGAGAGAAACTCGAGCCATATCGGAGAGAGAGAGAGAGCGGAACATGCGCCCTTTTTCGGTCAATTTTTCTTTTGGATTTGCACGATGGCAAAGGGCCTCAAACATCCCTTCGCTGCGGTTCTGCGCTTCGCTACTTGTAACCTGAATGTTTGGCGAAGATGTATGATTTTCCTTGTCCTTAACCGATCGCGCTTCGATAATTGCTGTGCGAGCAGCTTCAATGCTAGAACCATCGGAGATTAGTTTGGCTGAAAATGATTCGTCTAGTCCGAGATTTCGGCAAGCCAAAGTGATTTCCGAAACCCTGCAACGTTCTGCCGCCATAGCTTCCTTACGAATAGCTTCAACGTCAACCTTAGATTCTGTTGCCTGAACTACAGGCACGTTTTTGTCTGACATTCCATCTTCTCCTCTTAAAATTAAATTACAATCATACTTTTGACCGGCGTTCCTAACTTGCGCGCCCGGGTCTGCCGGAATAGTAACAAAAGAGATCTCCATAGGTTCCCAATCTGTCGCGCGAAAAACGGGGAGACCTTCTGATTTTTCTGGCGTCTCTTCAAAAGAATGAACGCGATACCCAATCGAAATGTTTCTTATAACGCCATTTTTAATATCCTCAGCAATTCCCTTAACGTCTTCGCGGGAGGATAGGCGAACGGTAGCCAGACCTTTTCCATCTTCGATTTTCGCCTTTTCGACGACACCGATAATCGAACGTAAATCCTGGCTGTCATGATTATTTAAAACAGAAGCTCCGTTATTTAACCGGTCAAGTCGAACGTGTTTTCGTTCCATGGAAAGCTCTTCGTAAAATGGCTCTTCCCAAAAACCTCCGCGCTTTACTCGCGTTCCCGTTGACCAGACGAGATCAACCGTATTTCGTTCGATATTGAACGTTTCCGGCATAAACGATGCTTCCCTTGTCATCCCCGGCAAAGTAAAGCTTTTTTTCATCAATTTTTCTCCTATAAAAACCGTTACGCACTAAGAGTCTGGCCGTTGTTACGCTTCGGTCGTTGTTGCTTAGCTGTTAGTTCATCGTCCATAGAATTTGAATTTGAATTATTATTTCCTGAATTATTTCCCGTTCTCGGGTCAGAGTCAAGCACAAGCCCTAGCTTGTCTATCAGATCATTGGTCGCCTTAATTTGCTCAAACTGTTGAACCGGTATTTTTCCGTTCGCATAAATAGCATCTTCAAGCGTTTCAAGACCAGCCCGGATAGCCAATATTTTGGAAGGGACCTCTTTGGTCGGGTCAATCATCTCGCGCCGAGGAGCGACCCATTCAGTCTTGACTTTATTCATGCTCAAGCCGACTAATGGAGCTGTTTCGGAAAACCATTTGAAAAGGCGATTATTGAACTGCGCATTCATGAGAGCGTCGCGCCAAACGTCAATATTTCTCTGAAACTCAAGCCAACCCATGCGACCAGAGGAAAAATTAACCTGGCTCAAATCACCGGTTAGGGCTTCGTAGCTAACGCCAAGACCTGTCGCGATCGCGCGTAAGACGATAGTTGTGTACTCGCCATAGTTTTCAACTCCTGGAGGAGATGCAAACGTAACGGTTTTTCCGGGCGGAAGTATTTCTATAATACCTGGCTCAACTTTTTGGCCTAGCACGTCTTTTTGCGCCTCGCTCGCTGGCTCTTCAAGCCCTGCGATGTCTGAAACAAAAACAGAAAAGCATGCCGCTATTTTTTGACGGACTAGTTGCGCGTCTTCGTAGTCGTCGAAGTCTTTTAGTTTAATCATCACTGGCGCAAACCAAGAGACCCCGCGCATTTGGCCAGCGCGTTCAACTAAATATATATGCTGAATTTCTGTTGCTGGAACACGAATTGATTTCATGCCTATGCCGCTAAGAACTAAAGAATCCAAGTTACCAGGGTGAGACTCGAAAAGATGATACGCCTGTATCTGGTCTTCGCTATCAATCTCGATACCCTGTATAATTCTATTTCCATTTTCGGCCTGTGAACTTAAATTTGTATTGAGAAAGTCTGGCTCAAGTATCTGTATTTTCATTGGGAAGTTGTCACCCGGCAAAAAACGACGACGAATTAACGCCTCGCCAGATTCAACTACCATTTCCATCACAAGGCGCTGTAGACCGTATATATTACTTTTGCCGTCAAAATCTATTTCGGTAGTTCCCGCCCAAAGTTCCCATACTTCCGATATTTTTCTGGTTTGCGTTTCGCTTGCTCCTGAAATGCTCGCACGAATGCCTTTGCCGACGACGTTAGAGCCAATCACGCGAACGCCACGACGTGCATATGGATTGTTTCGGACTAAGTCGCGCGCTCGGTATCGTAGTACTGCGATGGCCGATTTATTTTCAGCGTTCGCTGAAAGTGCTGTTGTTTGCCAACCATCTGTACGCCTGCCTTTTGATGCCGCGTCGTACTTACGGACAATTTCGGAAGCGTTGCCAGCCGCTTCAATAGCCTGGCGGTAGCGCAACCTTTGAAACTGTGCACGCGGAGACAAAAAGCCCACGAGTGTGTCGATCCAACTCAACTTAAACCCTTCGAGTGCTTGGCATAAAGCCTAACACCACTAGTTTGAGTTATGCCGAGATCTTTTTCCATCATCGTAAGAAGTTTTATCATGTCGTTAAGAGAGCGATATTCGACTTCCTTGTCAGTATATTTCACTCGCGTAACACCTTGGCCAATCGCCGCTTTTAGTTGGTTGTAATCTTCGCTTGTCCAACGAATGGCCATACTTATAGCCAACCGCTTGGACGACGTTGAATAGTCGCGACTACCGGTTGTTGTTGAGATATGACGTCTGCTTGTATTTCTTTATTTGTTGAGATCAAGCCAAATTCGCCTTCCAAAGCTTTCCAGCGTTCCTCAGAAAAGCGATCCATACCGCAAATCGAGGCCGCCGCGCGACTGTAAACGCGACAATCGAGAGCTTCGTTACGATCCCTAACTTTTTGCCATTCCTGTTTGGGGTATCCTTTTAGAACTTTAGTTACAAGTTCCTCTGCCGTCAACTGTTTAAAAAATTCGTCCTCGTATTGAGGAAAATGACAGAACCCATAGTTGTCGGGCTGTCCATCTACCGACTTTGCTTGTCTTAGCCAGCTGTAGAGCTCGTCCTTCACCACGTTGACGCCTATTCCCCAAACCTTAAGAGACCGCCTAAGAGTCTTTCCAGACGAGGTAACATCGACAGCTTGCGGCCTGGAAAATATTTGCTGAAGTGTGTCTCGGCCTTTGACCGCGATTACTTTAGTTTGACTAAATTGCCGAACCCAAGAATATACGGTCTGCGTATTATAACCAGAGTCGACAGCCATTAGCTTTATGCCGAGATATTTTCTGCTATCTAGTTCTGTCTCAAACTGTTGATGCAAAAGCTTTTCAAGGTTTTTCCAAACGTCTGGCTGTGTTGTGTCTCCGTAAATTACCTGATAATCTACAGACCAAGAAATCTTGTTTCTACCCCATCCAACTACTTCTATCTCAAGGCGATCGCGCTGGACATCAACGCCAGCTGTTAAGAAAAGAGCGCCAGCGGGCACCTTACCTATTGTGTAAAGTTCTCGGCGCTCATAGAGACGTTGCCAGTCAGGGCGTTCAGCCTTTTCCTTCCACGTCTCGCCAAGAACCGTATTGATAAAAGTTCGCAGTTTTTCAGGTGTTTTTTTGGCCTTTATAAAGTCTTCGGCAATTTCTGCCCAGCTATACCAGCCAACAGGGGAGTATAACGCATTTAAATGAAAACCTGCGGTATCGGAAACCGACTCAGATACCCATTTACCCTTGGCTAACATGTCTGTTTTTTGCCAGTTCTCGATATCTTTAGAGCAAAAACAACATTGATAGACAGCCTTTTTAGGCTTATTTTCAGGCCAAACTAGGTTTTTGAACTCTAATTTTTGATATTTCCCGCAATGAATGCAAGGTAACTGGAAAAAACGTTTATCTGACGCCTCAAATAATGTTTCGATGTGAGAGAGACCAGAGACCGTGGGAGTTGAGACCTGGAAAATCTTACGCTTATGAAACGTCCTCGCGCGAGCCTTCGCCAAATCAATTGGGTTACCTTCGCCTTCGACATCTAACGGGTAGGCGTCAATCTCGTCTAAGAAAATGTAACGAATCGGAAGCGATCTTAAACCCGACGCAGAGTTTGCGCCCGTCATAAGCAGGATACCACCTGGAAATTCTTTTCCAAGCATCGTGTTAGAACTATCCCGACTCTTTTTTTCTGACACCAAGTTTTTTAGTTTAGGAGACTCTTCGATCATAGGCTCAATACGCTGTTTAGATATCTTTTTTGCCATGTCGACTGTTGGCAGAACCATTAAGGTCGGACCGGGCGCATGGTCCATTATATAGCCAAGCCAACAGCAACCAATCTCGCTTGCGCCGATTTGTGAACCCTTCATAAAAACAACTTCTTTAACCGGATTATTATTTGAAAGGCAATCCATGATTTCAGTAACGTATGGAGTTCTAGAGCTTCGGTATCTCCCCGGCTCGCTTGATGCTTTTTGAGATAAAAAACGGTATTCGTCCGCCCACTGCGAAACGCTTAGGATTTTGTTTGGAAGTAGGCAGCTAAAGATCGCCCACGTCTGAAAATCATTGTTCGTAACGTTTTGCAAGCTGGCCCAACTCCGTCAAACATTCGTGTATTTCTTTTTGTAGTATCAACTCGACTTTGTGTGGGTCAACTTCTGATGCTAGTTCTGGCGAAATCTTTTGTGGAATATTTAACATCGCGTCCCTGATAATCCTGATTGCCGTAAAGGTTTGGCGGTAAACGTTATCGCGTTCGATTAGTTTTCCCGATTTAATTTCGTATTCAAGTCTTGCCAGCCTGGTTCTGTAAGCCTTAAAATACGCTTCCTCAATATGAATGTTTGGAACGTTAGTTTTTTGCTGGCCAATTGAGATCTCCGCCTTGGGTCCGGTACCAGCGTCATCTATCTTGTATTGCTCGTTTGGTTTGTGAGAGCTTACGTTTGCTAACCAGGCGACGTCGGCTGATTCAGGATCGATCATTCTTTTACCGTTATACATTACAAAGGGGATTTTACCCTTACGCAATTTTTCCTGAACGTTTGAGAGCGTACACTTTCTGTAATTCGCGTAAGCAGTAATTCCAATTAGTTTTTTAGGTTCTTCTGGCTTTTTGCTCATGCCTTTCCCTCAACAATTCATAGGCACATTGATTAGCGTATATATTTTCATTAACTTCGTTGTTTAAATTATTTAAAAGTTGGATCTTTTTAATAGTCTTGATTAATTTGAAACGAGTATCTGAAATGTCATACTCAGAAATAAAAACCGCTTCGTTTTGAATAGCGGCCCAATTTAAAAAATTCGCTGTATCAAATAAAATATTATAATCCTCTGTATTTTTATATGGCGGATCGCAATAGATAATTGAATTTTTTTTAATTTGGATTTTATCGTAGCTTTCACTATAGAATTCCAACCGCTCCAATTGCTGCAATTGCTCCAATTGCTGCAATTGCAACCGCTCCAACTGCTCCAATTGCTGCAACCGCCCCAACCGATGCAATTGCTGAAACTTATCCAACTGCTTATCACTTAAAAAATGAATCAAAAAATCTGGCAGTCCCTCTCGCTCATATATTTCGATTCTATGCCTTAAAAATAAACGCCTAGCCTTTATTGAATAGCCTTCTTTAAAACCCGAATGTCCAAAAACTTTTTTCGCTAATTCATCAAACCGATTAAATACAACGGCTTCATGCATAGATTTTTTATATGGTTCTATTTCTTTTGAAAAAAGATAGTCTTTCTGGTTATTCCCAAATGACCAACAACAGCGCGTGTAAGGATCATCAAGACTTTTTAAAAACTCTTCTCGACCAATAAAGGGAGGGGTAAATTTTTCATAATTAAAATCACCAGCGATTGATTTTTTTATTAACTCAACAATATCAGATTTAATTTCATTAAAATGAAAGTGCTTATAATCTCTCGGCCTTCTTACCAGCATTGCTTGAGTAATAGAGAATCCGCCTCCAAATAAATCATAGAAATTATCTGCTTTGGGAAAAATTGAAATAATCTTATCAGCGATTGATTGCTTTGATCCCATGTATGGCATGCCATATAAAGATATAGACATTATTTTATTCTCGCGATCAACCCATTTTTTGTAATAACCTCAAACTCGTTCATCATCGATTGCGCGTCTGGAAATTCAATTTCTAATAGAAACTTTTTTTCTTTTTCTTTTTCTTTTTTTTCTTCAAGGGCTTCGCCATCTGATTCAATTTTAGATTCCCATTGGCTAGAGAAACTTTTTATTTCCTCCTCACTAAAACCAATCGGTGAGAGATCGTAGTCGGCGGTGCTAAGGTCCGACATCTCTTCTTGTAAAATGCCGTAGTCCCATCCCGCATTTTCTGCCAGCTTGTTGTCGGCGATTATGTAGGCTCGCTTTTGATTTTCGCTTAGATGCGTTAGTTCAATAATTGGTACCGTTTTTAGATTCAAAAGTTTTGCGGCTTCGAGCCTTCCGTGTCCTGCGATTATCCCTTTTTTTCCGTCCACCAGGATTGGGGTGTTGAAACCAAACTCCTGGATAGATGCAGCGATTTGTTTGATTTGTTCTTCTGAATGAGTGCGAGAATTTTTCAGATAAGGGAGCAACGTATAGACGTCAGCAACAACGATGCTCTTAGCCATTCTCTGATCGATTTTTTGGTTCATATGGCATCAAGATAGCAACATTTTTGAAGTTCAGGCAACACAAAAATAGAGGATAACCC